CTCAAGCTGTCCCCACTAGCTCGAGTCTATTGATACGACCATTACTGGGTAAAGAGGTTCCCAGCGGCGCCCAACTAGCGTCGTGGCTACACCCCAACATGGCGTTCGTGACTGAACGACGTGTTGCCTCTCAAACCAACCTGGCTTGCCATCGTTGCCATTCACAATTTCTGGAGGCTTTGTCGCCAGAAGAGTTCAAGCGCATGGAACGGTTTGGTGAGGACGAAGGGTACTGGGTCAACAAGGCCTGTGTTGGGACTTGCGGTGTGTGCTGGCAACCGTCTGATTACTTCGAGAATCGACGTGTTGTGCGCATCGCCCTCACGGCTGACCAGATGAGAAACAGTGCCTCATCTAGCGCTGTCGGCGCAGTCGCTGGCGCACCTTCCCGCGTCCATAACGGCAACATCCAACTTGCCAACATGACGCACAACAAGGAGGGCGCCGATGACCAGCTTTACCGTCAAGCCATTTTCGAACTGTGGCCGTGGATCACTTCGGTGCTCGCCAACGACACAGTCGCGTCTTCTTGGGACGTGGTGTGCAATGTCATTTTCTGTACCTATGGTAGGTCAGGCACGATAACATCACGCAGGTGGGTCGAGTTACGCACCCCACAACCGACGAAGAAGCAGAAGGCCACGCCGGTGACCGCGGCTGAGGCACCTGCTGACACACCTGAGGAGGACGAATACCCGCGAAGGCTGTATGACGTGCATGATAAACAGAAGCTTAAGGCTTTGGGCATCGACTTCGGTCCGAACACGGATTCAGCCAAGCTGTACGACGACACCATTGACAACGTCAAGACCGGTATCGAAAAGCGCATCAAGGAGAAGTTCGTCAACATGGACATGACGGACGTCGAGCGCGACGAGGTACGGAAGGCCGTGAATTGGATGGTGTCTGAGATCGAACGCACGGACAAGATCGAACACATAGCCAAGTGGCTGCTCTTCGGGGACTATAAATCGAAGAAATGGACTGTGAAGCGTGCCGAGGACTCCTTGGCCGCCCTCATGGCCACATACAACCCCGAATTTCGCTTGTCGGCATCCATTAAGTTGGAGCCCATGGGCAAGGATGCGAGTGGCGTCGTCAAACCACCACGCATCCTTATTGCCGATGGTGATGCCGGAGCACTTATGGCAGCCACGACGATTGGCGTCCTTGAGCGTTGGTTGGTGCACACGCACAAGCATCGCACTATCAAAGGGGCGCCTAAGGCTGAACGTATGGCTCAGATCGTGGAAGCGTCACGCGGCCACAAGGAGACCAAGGGCAATGCGGCCATGCTCATGGAGA